GCTGCTGCCAAGAAACTTCTTGCCCAACTTGCGGCGGCTTTTTTTAGGTTTTCCATTTATCGGTTCTCCTGTTAGTAGGGGAATACGGAACATACTTTGGTCATGATCGCCCTGTGCAGTAAAGCTGACATGTATATGATTTTTATGGGGGTTAATTCCTGAATACGATCTCCATCGATAATTTTTACGCCAGCTCGCTATTTTTCCGTTGAAGATGATATAAGAAATTCTGCGATCAAATCTGGCAAGTAATCGAAGCTGATCAGCAAGGTCGTAGGCTTCGTGTTTGCTTGATCCCAAATCAGCGTTAAAGTCGTAGGCACGTACAATGCCCGAATCAGGCAAAGGGTTGTGATCGCTAACGCGGGCGGCATGACGTCTATCACCGAGCCAACCCTCAGGGGCGTTTCGATTTCTATCGGGGAACGCATCATCTACCTGTTCTCTGAGCTGTTGCCCTGCTTTGCACAGTTTAGCCAAGTCCAAGCGCTTTCAAATCGTCTGTTGTAAGTCCAAGTGCTGCTAGTTTGGCTTCGGCTGCTGCTTTGGCGGCTGCTTTGTCGGCTTCGGATTGTGCTTCTTGTTCTTTAACTGTTTCAATAGCCGCTTCAATTTCGGCTTGCGTTGGAGCATCACCTTCAAGAACAATCCAATTTATTGTTGAATAGTCATTGTTAATCATTGAAAATTGTGCATTTGGCTTCAATAACCAAATTGCGGCGCATAGATAATCTGAATAATCTTTAATCACATTACGCTCCAATTTCTAAAAAGGTAATTGTAGAAGCCTTGCTTCCATATTGGTATGTGGTCGTCTCGCCGGCAGTTTCAACCTGCGCTTGCACTTTGTAAGTTGTGGCAGAAGTTGTCGCTGGTGAGTCTAAATAAATCAAAGGTGCTTGATCAATAAGTTGGACAACGCTTGCGCCATCTGCCTGAATACCATAACCCTGATTATTGCCCCAAGTGACGATTTCAGTTGCCCCTCTCAAAAGTCTGTGACCCGTTATGGCGGCGGAACTATTGCGCTGAACCCTGCGATTAAGCATAATCATAACAAGAATTTTGGAACTTGCGGAAGTTGGAGTAATTGTTCCGGTGATGCTTGTATCTGTGAAACTTTGAGCAGTAATGAGAGTTGAAGTTGTGATTACTGAACTTACTACCTGCAAAACTTTTCCACCACCAGCAGCAGCCCACTTTAAGCCTGTGGTTTCCGCAGAATCCGCTACAAGTGTGTAACCGTCCGTGCCTACTGGCAATCGCGCATCAGTCGTACTATATGTCCAAAGGTCACCTTTTGTAGTAAGCGGCGAAGTAGTGCCGGCATCACTTAGCCATGCGCTGCCATCATAGCGATAGGTTAGATTTGTGTCTTTGAGATAAGAGAACATGCCCTCGCTTGGAGTAGGCAAAGCTGTGGATCTCGCGCTGGCATCATCAAAGACCATCACGGTTTGTTGCATTAAATACGTATTAACATCCGATGCGGTTAGCACATCGCCTGTGTTGAAGGTCTTAAACCCTGCTCCTGCCATCTTGTCTCCTTAGTAGCTTAAAGCATCTTCGCCGATTATACCCTGAGTTAGCGAATCTAGTAGAAAGCCATGCACCAAAGATTCGCCTGTTAAAACTGTTGTAACCATCTTGCGGTTACTAAAATCATGCCTAAGCCCTAGCGTTAGTAAGGTCTGATTGACCGAAGTAGCACCGGGCATAGTCTTGGTAATGTCCACCGCATCTAGCAGCTCTATGTTCAAACCTGCCACGCACCGATTTACATCATCACCATCTTCTAGGTTTAGCTGTATGGAATCAATGCGGGTTTCAATATCAGATCGCGTTGAAAGGATCATGTTTGCCATGTCTAGGGCAACCGCATCGGTTTGCATTAGCACATCTTCACGGATACCCGAATGGATGAAGTACGTATCGATGCTGTTTTGATCCTGAGCGTTTTGAGCTGTGCCGCCTAACCGTGTGACCGTCACATCGTTAAGCAATTGATCTGCATCTAGATTGACCGTAGCGGCTTGGTAGGCAATGCCTGTGCCATCATCGGCAAAGGTATAAGCTACTGAGCCAAGACTTTGAGTAATAACGCTACGTGATAGGAAAGTCGCCCTACCTTCGGCATCAATAAAGAATCCACCAAGCTCGCTATCTTCTACGGTTCTAAGGGCTTCTAGGGCGTTTCTGGTCGTTCCGGGGTCAGCTTGCAGGGTTGTATCACCTGCATCTATATCACGCAGACCAGCAGGATAATCGACTTCATCTAGTATGTCTGTTACGCGTGTGCCGCTTAAATCACCTGCACTTGCGCCTGTAACCGTGGTAAAGATTGCACCGTTAAGCAAGCGGAAAGCATCAACGCATTGGAATGTGACCCGGCTCACTTCTTCTGTGCCTAATGCAAAATTTGTCACGTAATTTGTTATGAAGCCGGTGAACAGGTAATAACGTGAGCCATTGTAATCAGCAAAAATTTGTATCTTGCGTAGGGGTATTAACTTGCCGTAATAAGGCGATGAAGTATTGGCAGGATTCCAATCGCCGTTTTGATCGTATATGTCCACGCTGGCTGATCCTGCTTCAAACTTAGCCAAAATACGGTTGCGACCCCGGCGCACAGATACAGACTTAATTAGCGAGCTTATATCTACATAATCGGCAGGTTGGTCGCCTAGCTGATTTGTATCAAGTACGCCAAGCTGCGCTGAGTCAAGGGTAAAAGGGTTGATAAGTATGCTGATACCGGGCGTAAAGTCAATTACAGCCCCTACAACTGGTGCTGCTGGCATTAGATCGCTCTCGCGCTATACAGCAGACCACGCCCGCGCTGTTGTTGCAAATACTGTGCGTTTGTTATCTGATCTGCTAAATCATCCTGACTTATTACGCTGCCTTCATTGTAAATGTTAATTATCGTTTGACCGGGTACGCCAGCAGAAATCATGGCATCAAGTGACTCTTGCTCTATGCTGCGAGCCAGATCTACTTCCGCTAATGCTGCTGCTAATTCGGCTGCAATGACACTTTCCTGCAAGACTGTGGCGGCATCCGCGGCAGCCTGAGCGCCTTCGAGAAACGCGTTGGCTGCTGCTCTTTCCTCTGGTGTCTTGGCTCTTGCTACATCCGCTGTGGCTTCTGCAATGGCTTGTGCTGCCTGTGAGCTGGCAATATCGGCTGATACTGCGGTGGCTCTAGCAGCTTCTTTGTACGCTGTGGCTTTCTCCTGCTGCGCTGCAAAGACGTTAGCGGCTGCGGCTGCTGATCTAGCCTGAGCATCTGTTAGCAGTTTATTGACTTCGCCCTGTATGCCTTTTAGTTTGGATACAAGCTCATCAACTAGGTTATCGGCTTTAGCAAAGTAGCTTTCCCACTTCTCAAACGGATCGCCAGCTTCTAAGCCTACAAGCGTGCCAGCCAATAACTCTGTCTGGCTTTGTAGCTTATCTAAACGCTCTAATAGTTTCTCAGCTTTATCAACGTCCTGCTCTTGGATGGCTTGCTTCAAATCCTCAATTGTCTGCAATTCGAGTAAGCGGCGGCGTTCTTCATCGCTGATATTGCCTTGCAAGGCTGCCGCAATCTGTATGCGCCGTTCATCAAACTTTGATGCTGCCTTATCAATCTTTGCGCTGATTTGCTTTAGGCGGTTGATTTTTTCTTGCTGCTTGATTGATTTCAAGCGTAGGCGCTCTAATTCCTTCTGGCGTTCGATTGCTGCCTTTTCAATTTCCTCTAATTGCTTTGCTACGCCCGGTGCGCCAATTCCTGCCGTTGGGAAAAATAATGGACGAGTTTTAGAACCCAGTTTTTGTAATGCAGTTAAAGCAATAGCTAAGGGGTTGCCAGTCATTGCAACGCTTTGCAAATTACCTAATAAACCACCTTGCCCGCCAATTTGTTGCGTTACTTGCCCTACTAAATATCCCAAACCACGTACGACATCTGCGCTGATTGTGCCGAATTCTTCCATGGCGGTAGTCGCGCCCTGTATGCCATTTTCACCGGCAAGCATCCCAAAAGCATCAACCAAGCCTTCGCCTACGGTTGTTTGCATACGCTCAAAGGCTGTGCTAATAAAAGCGACTTTGCCAGCGTATGTGTCAAGCTGTGCAGCCTTCTGTCCAGCAAATTGCTTATTTAATAAATCTTGAATATCTCTAAAACGCGTGGTACGTAATTCTGCTTTGGTTAATCCTAGATTGTATTTGGCTAGGCTTGTATTATTGCCAAGATAAGCGCGTGATAAATCATTTACAACTGTATTTAGATCATAACCAGTTCCCGCTGAAACATCTAGCGCTGTTGCCAGTATCTCTTGACTTCTTGCAACAGACTGTGTGGTTTGTGCCAAAGTCTGAAACGCTGGTCTTAATTCGCCTTTGGTAACGGCTGTGCTACGTTCTAGGCTTTCTAAATACTTTTCTATTTCAGGTGTGGCAAATCCTAGATTGACACCCTTTAACGCTTGCTCAAACCGGCGCGCTGCAACTTCATCTTCTTTGAACGCCCTGACTGATTCTTTGGCAAACTTAGTAACGGCTGCAACAGAAAATACCGTTAAAAAAGTCTTACCAAGTTGTTTAAATTGTTTTTCTAAACCAAAACTGGCTTTGCTGGCTTGTTTGAACCCTTTGTCTTTAAACTCAGAGGCAATATCAATACGTATATTAGGTACAGCCATTATGCCACCTTTTTAAACTGTGCTGGTTTGGCACGCATCTTGAATTTATTAGCAGCCAATTCTATTGCACGCATTACCGCATCCAAAGTTTTACCCTGTCGATCTGCATAAACCGCATATAGTAATCTTCCTGTGCTGCGGCGTTTTGCAGCATTTGTAGATTCGTAAGATTTAAGTGCGCCCACTCCATTCATTGCACCGACAAACTTACGACCTGCATCGGGATTGTTTGAACGACCAAATTTTTGAGTCGATTTACTTCCACGATTGCCCATTTGCGGGCGACCATAAGGACTTTCTCTGCCAGCTATTTCTATAATAGAACCAGCATCGCTAGAGTTCCATAAAGAAAATAAAGCTGCAAAACCATAAGGATTAGTTCTGCTAGTTCCTGTTCGATAAACAAGACCTTTACGAATATACATTGAGTTATATAATGGAAAAGGTCGCGTTTTAGAAGTTCGGCTGCTTGGATCTTGCCCACGATCTTGCCAATTAAATAAATTCCCCGGCGGGCTGCCCGGTACTTTGGCGCGTGCCTCATTAATGACAGATTTTAATTCTGCCTTAATTGTTTGATCCATTTCTTTACGCAAATCAGGTGCGTACTTTTTCAATGCGCGCTTTAGTTCACTTACGCCTGCTACCACGACTGGCATTTTTGCGCGCTTCCCCTTGCTTCCTTATCACTTCATAAATCGCTTTTAGCAAATCGCGATCCATGTTAATAAATTCGCTTGGCGCAATTCCTAGATTTACCGAAAGCTCAGCGATGCGGTAAGTCCAAGAATCACGCGTTAGCCATTTGGGGAATCATCTCCTAGAACCTCTACTGATTTCAAGGTTTGTAGGAAAGCATCCCCAAACGGCTTAACATCTGTGCCTGATCTACGCAGACACTCCCATGCAAGCCAGTAAATATCCGTTTGCTTTTGATCCTCGCGGAAGGCTCGGTAAAAGCCTTTTTTAGCGTACTGCTCAAAAGCGTATTCAATAGCTGGCGTGATCTCATGCTGAGACTCGCTGCCATCTGCCCTAACGACTTTTAGACTTGCCATGTTTGCCCCTTTTCTGAAACTAGAACGTGCCGGTGTCGGCTACTGTTACTGCTGAGTTTACAGTAAAGGTTATGTCCATTGTGGACAAATCGCCAACTCCGCCGTTGAGCGGGGTTAGATTGTTTATCAAAATATCGCCGCTATATAGCTCATTTTGCGATGATACGGATGAACCGGAATCATTAATTGCTTTCCAAGCTACGGTTGTACCGTAAGCTGATTGCAAAGTTTCCAAAACTTCACCAGTACTTTGATCATTGAGAAACGACACAGTAAGTGTTGCAGTCTCTAGACCCTTTACATATTTTCTGCTGGTGTCTCCCATTGCAGAAATTTCAAGCTCATCAAAAACTTGATTAAGCGTGATTGCGGTAACATGGTCGCTAAGATCAACGTTGTTTATCTTTAGCCCGACCTTGTTATTTAGAAAAACAGCCATTGACTATTCCTCATCTTTCTTAGCGGTTGGTTTGGGTTCTTTCTTTTCTGCGGGCTTTGCCTGACCGATTTTGATCAGAAAACGCTCGCGCTCTTTGTCATTATCAGCCATGTTTAGCTCCAATCGGATAGAACGCTGATTGATACTTCACCAGTCAGCAGATCTCCTGCTGTTCCGGTCAAGACTGCTGGTGCGCTAAAAGATCCAATTGAATATGCAATTGCTGATGCTTCTAGCTTGTTTACTAGGTTCAAATAAAAATCTTCAATGTTGGTTAGGTTGCCTTGATTATCAAACAAAGGTGCGATGACATTGAGTTTAAAATTGACTTTAGGCTTCACCGTTTTGTAATGGTCGTTTGATGGCTCAATGTATGGATCGCCGGGCTGTACGACTACGCTATTAGCAAGCAAAGTGGCAGGTGGGAAGGAAAACACCTGCCACGTTGCATTATCAGCTAGTGCAGTCGCGATTGTTCCCCGCAGGGTTGTTATTGCGCTCACCCTACTTGACCGCCCGGTGCTAGATGATCCGCAAGCAAACCTCGTACGCGTGCCAAAAGAGTGTTACCCATACGATATGGGCTTGGAGTAAAATCTGGTGATATGCCGCCAGCGTTTGATGCTTGGCGTGCTTGCCATATATCTACGGCTATCATCAATGTAGCCTGATTAACTTCTGGCAAGGTTTCGTAATCAATATGAGTAGTGCCATAAACAATGCCGAAAGGTATTAGTGCATTTTTATCTTCTGCGGTGGCATTATTGACCGCATAACTTAGTGAGTCTGCGGTGATGGCTGTTATTGTCTTGCTGCCGTTATATTTAGCACCGCAGTTTTCAACGGTGACAGTTTGTCCAACAATAAAATCATGATCAATGCTTGTGTAGATTGTTGCAAGCGAAGTAGTGCTTTTGTGTGCAACTACTGAGTATTTGTTATACCAAAGTTTTGCTTTGACTACGTTTTCTGCCGCTTGGCAAACTTCTTCAACAACAGCCGAAGAATACAATGCACCAATTCCGAGCGCGCTACGCAACTCAGCTTCGGTGACGAATGTAGCTGGCATGTTGTTTCCTTTCTATGTTAGACCCGGCGCTCAGGGCATAAGCGCCGGGCTAACGATTACGATCTAACTAATTAGATCAGGTCAGATTGAACCAGTTTGCGCCCGCTGCAACCTTGGTCGCCAATGCGCCAAAGCCGTAGTAGCCCAAATCAACAGTTCCGTCAGAATTTACATTGGTGCGAAGCTGGAATCGTGGTGACTCGTACCATGTGTAAGCATCTGGATTAATAACTGCCATTGAGTAATCAGCAGTTCCAACGCCGCCAGATCCGGTGAAGTTACGTGATACGTAAAGGTCAAGACCTGCAACCGTTCCACGTAGGCTGGTTGGCGATACAGTTCCACCTGCGTTTGATGGATTTGCTGCGTTGTAAATTGGTCGTCCTGAATCGTTGTAGGACATGATGTTTGCCCATTGCTCAGGAGTTACCAAGAGGTTGCGAGCAAAGCCGAGTGAAGCCTGATAAACGGCTGCTGCTGCGCTTGAAACGTAAGCAAGCAAACCTGTTGCGCTGTTTGCTTGCGTGCTGGCGTTAAGTGTTCCAGCACCTTGAATTGCTGTTGCAACGTAGCTGTCAGTTTCCTTTGCATAAGCAAATTCCATCTGGCGTACAAGCTCGTCAAAGAATGTCGGGCTGCTGCGCTCGATCAGTTCCACCGTAGTGATAGAGCGACCCTTGAAAGGCTTAACAGTTACAGTAATGTAAGAAGCTGTGAGCTGTGTATCTGTGATTGCTTGGTTTTCATCAATCTGATCAACAGTTGGCACAGCAGTAATCTTTGGAATTTCGAAAGACATTCCCGCATCAGGCAATGTGCCACGGCTGATGCTATCGATAACACCGCGATCTGCGTTTGATAGCGGGTTCACAATTTCTGTGAGCTGGCGGGTAGGAATCATTGCCGGTGCTGTTGTTGTCTCGTTATCTGCTGCTTTAACATACATTGCAGCATCTTCATCACCAAGAAACTTCGCGCGTAGTGTGTTCTCTAGGTACTTAGCCTTTGTGAACTCTAAACGCGGCTTGGTGTAAATCGGTGCGCTAACAGTTGGGCGAGCAGCCTCTACCGCAGGGGTTTCGACCACAGGCTCAACGGTTGCGGTGTCTGGAGTATTCTCCACGACTGCCTCGCTTTCGTTTT